CCATCGCGCCCAGGCGTGTCACCCACGTCGCTCGCCAGCTCTGTCGCGCTCTGGGCGCGGCCCACGACGCCGGCATCGTCCACCGCGATCTCAAGCCGGACAACATCTACCTGATCAAACGTGGAGACGACGTGGACTTCGTGAAGGTCCTCGACTTCGGCATCGCCAAGGTCGGCGGCAGCACGAGCAAGCTGACCCGCGCGGGGCAGGTCTTCGGCACCCCTCACTACATGTCGCCGGAGCAGTGTGCAGGCAGCGGCGTCGATCATCGTACGGACATCTACGCCCTGGGCGTGATCCTGTACGAGATGGTCACGGGCAGCGTGCCCCACGACGCCGACAACCTGATGGGCATCCTGACCAAGCACCTGTACGAGCAGCCCAAGGCGCCGCGCGAGATCAACCCCAACGTCCCGGTGGACCTCGAGACCGTGGTCCAGCGCTGCATGGCCAAGGACGCCGAGCAGCGCTACCAGACCATGGCCGAGGTCGTCGCGGATCTCGACCGCCTCGACGCTGGCATTCGCCCCGAAGCGACCAACGCCTTCCGCACGGCCGCCACGACGTCGGCCGCGCTCCCACAGCAGCGCTCGAAGAAGCCGCTCTTCATCGGCGCGGCACTGCTCGTGCTGTTGGGGGCCGGTGCGGTGGGCGCGAGCGTCCTGTTCGGAGACTCACCGACCCCGCCCGCGGTGGCCCAGCCGATCGTCGCCCCGCCGCCCGACCCCACACCCGTGGCGGCACCTCCGACCGCACCTGCCGTGGGCACGGCGGTCGCCGAGGCTCCTCGCGTGAGCGTCACGAGTGTGCCGCCAGGCGCCGAGGTCTGGCGCGGCGACGAGCTCCTCGGGAACACGCCACTGGAATTGCCCAGGCCGAGCGGCGACGACCGCCTCGAGCTCGAGGCGCGATCCGCGGGATACGTCAGCCAGCACTTCGTCCTGAGCCGCCTGACCGTGGCCGAGCAGCTTCGCATCACCGAGATTCGTTCTATCTGCGAGCGCGCTGAAATGCCTGCCGAAGATATGGATAAGCACATCACCAGCGGATCAACGGTTGAAGATGTCCGCAAGGCCGCCTTTGATCACGTCACCAAGAAGGCGACCGATGCCACTGAAGGTGTCGGCTTCCGCGCACAGGTGGTGGTCGATGGCCGCGACAAGTTCCGCGCGGCCGCCCAAGACGGTTTGATGCTGCGTGCCGGTATCGCGGTTGAAAAGCCTGCCGACGGTGCGCGTGATCTCGCCGGTTTCAGCTTGCGCGAAATTGCCCGCGAGGCGCTGCGCGTCTCGAATCAGCCCTTTGGTGGCGATCCGATGACCATGATCGGCCGGGCTTTGACCACGGACGACTTCGCCAACCTGTTGGCCAACGTCGCCAACAAGTCGCTGTTCGCCGGTTACGAAACCGCCGAAGAGACTTACGCGCAATGGTGCGGTATCGGCAGCGTGCCGGACTTCAAAATCAACAGCATCGCCCGTGCCTCTGAAACGCAAGACATGGATGAAATCGGCGAGGACGGCGAATTCAAGTACGACAAGATGTCCGATGCCAAAGAGCAGTTCCAGATCGCCACCTACGGCAAAATCTTGCGCATCAGCCGCCAGACCATCATCAACGATGATCTTTCGGCATTGACCGACATCCCGCGCAAACATGGTGAAGCCTGGGCGCGCAAGGTTGGGGACATCGCTTACGCGGTGCTCATCGCCAACAGCGCCATGGGCGACGGCAAAGCTCTGTTCCATGCCGACCACGGCAATCTCGGCACTGCCGCAGCGCTGGGTGAGGTCTCCCTAGCCGAAGCGATTGCCAAGATGAAGCTGCAGGAAGATATCGCCGGCAAGCGGCGTCTCAATATCAACCCGCAGTTTTTCCTGGCGCCGGTCGCGCTCGAAGGGTCTAGTGAGATCTTCTTCAACAGCAACCAGTTCAGCGGCGATACCAAAGGCTCCACCCGTAGCAACCCCTACGCCGGCACCCGCTTCGGCCGCATCTATGATGCGCGCCTCGACGACGCCAGCAGCACCACATGGTATGCGGCAGGCGGCAAGGGCAAGACGGTCAACGTCTATTTCCTCAATGGTCAGCAGGCGCCACACCTCGAGACCCGCACCGGCTGGACCACCGATGGCGTCGAGTTTAAGGTGCGCGGTGACGCCGGGGCAAAAGCCGTCGACTGGAAAGCGCTGTTCAGAAACGCCGGGGCATAAGCAGGATCTTAAGCAATGAACCAGCAGGGGCTGGCCGCAAGGGACGGCCCCTCATCTAAAACTTTGATAGGAGAAAAACCATGGCCAAAAATTATATCCAGGATGGTGATCGCATCACCTACACCAACGGAACAGGAAGCGACATTTCCAGTGGCGATCCGGTCGTTGTCGGCGGGCTGGTCTGTGTTGCCCTGGTCAACATTGCAGACGGTTCCAGCGGAGCACTCGCCGCCGAAGGCGTGTATGAGCTGCCTAAAGCCACTGGTGTCATCGCCCAGGGCGAAGCACCCCTTTTCGTCATTGCCGCTGGCAACTTTGCCGCCGCAGCCACCACCGCCGCCGCTGGTGATATTTCCGGCAGCTGCGTCGCCTGGGAGACCGCCGCCAGTGACGCAACCGTGGTGCGCGTCAAACTCAACACCGCGCCTGGTACAGTCGAATCCGGGGTGTAAGCCCACAACATAACCCTCATGCCCCGGTGGCGCCCTCCCTCCTCGCCGCCGGGGAATTTTTCAAAATTTCTGATCCCGATCAGCGTTTTTGAAAAATTCAAACGTTACTTAACCAAACGGGGAAAAAAATGCCGAACGACAACATGAACCTCGCGCTTTTTATCATCATCGCCCTGGCTGGCCGCGAAGTCATTATTCTGGCCGTGCGCAAGTGGTGGAAAAAATCCGTTGACACCAACTATGTCACCGAAGATGCGTTCAAAGCCTGGGCGGAAGAATTCAGCGCTTCATGCACCGCCAACCGTGAACACTGCAACAAAGGGCGAACACTGAAAGATCTGGATTCGATCAAACTACTCAATGCGGTGCGTAACGAAATTCGCATGTTGCGGGTCGCACTGGTCAAGAAAATGGTGCGTGACGGAGCCACTGAAAACGAAATTGGTCAGCTGCTCGATAGCGACCATCGAGGGTTCAATCATGAGTGACTGGCGCGTTTTCAATATCTGGATCATCTTTGCAGAGGTGCGTCATGGCTAAATTCTCCGAAAAGTCCCTCAAGCGCCTTGAATCCGTGCAGCCGCTGTTGCGCAAGGTCTTTTTAGAGGTCGTCAAGCATTTCGATTGTACCGTTGTTTGCGGTTATCGCGACCGCACCGCCCAGGAGCTGGCCTTTGAAACCGGCAAAAGCAAAGCGCATTTTGGCGAAAGCCCGCACAACTTCGTCCCGGCGCTCGCTGTGGATGTGGTGCCGTACCCGGTCGACTGGCTTGACCTTGAGCGCATGCAATATTTTGCCGGATACGTCATGGCCACCGCCCAACAAATGGGAATCGACTTGCGCTGGGGTGGAGACTGGGACGACGACACCCACCTAAGTGACAACCGTTTTGACGATCTACCCCATTTTGAACTGGCCGACTGGAGAAAAGCCGTATGAGCACGAGTTTTGACACCCTGGCGGAAACCGATATGGCGTTTGTCATGGCCGACATTGGCGAAGATATCGTACTCAATGGTCAAACCCTTAAAGCCATCTGTCTCGGCCCTATGGCCTGGAACGAACGCACCCCGCAAATCAACAGCCAGGCCATAACCTGCGGAGTTCTGGCCAGTGATGCCGGCACCGTATCAGCCGGAGATGTGGCCGTTGTGCGCGGAAAAACTTACCGCGTTTATGAAGACCCCATCAGCGACGGGGCCTTATTGTCGCTGATGTTAACGCAGGAATTGGTAACGATATGAGCGCGTTTGTCGAAATTGATCAACAACAAATTGCAGCCCTTGGGCGAGATTTCCGGCTGATGGCAGATGAAGTTCCGGTGGCCGTTTCGCGGGCCATCAATCGAACCCTGACCGCAATCAATACCGAAGCCTCGGTTCAGGTTCGCAAGCATTACGCCCTGAAAGCAACGCGGGTTAAAAAGAATTTCAAGGTTTACAAGTCGACAAAAAACAACCTTTCAGGCCGCTGGTTTTCAAAGGGCCGCCCGGTTGGTCTATTGCAGTTTGGCTCACAACAAAGACCACAGGGCGTCAGCGTTAAGGTTTTAACCTCTGGTTCCAGGAAAATCGTCTACGGATCATTTATTCAGATCCCGCGCCGCACGCGAACCGGAAAAGCCATCAGATCGGGTCCTCAAGTTTTCTGGCGCGCCAAGGTTGGCGGTGTGCGCGTTGATCGTTACGATATTCACCGCCTCGAAGGCCCGCGCATAGAAGACGCCCTTGCTAAAAATGAAGTTCAGATTGCGCTGAAAAAAAAGAACGACGAAACCCTGCAAGCGCGTCTTGAAGCCGAAGCCAACTATATTTTGTTGAAGGCAAAAACCTGATGATCAATCTGGAAAGCACCAGCACCCGCGCGCAAATTCTGCAAGCCATCGGCGAAAATTGCCAGAACCTACTGGCTCTATTGCCGACCGGAACAGAAGCCGAAGCCAGCATTTATTGGGCGCGCAGGCAACTGAAA